GGGACAAGTTACTGAGGTTGATTTAAAAGACTACGCTGTCAGTCACTACAAGGGTGTCGCTAAAGAAGCTGAGCAATTCAATCACAACCGCATCATGGCAAAAGTTCAAGAGTGCATGGGTGATGCTGAATTAGAAGGCGAAAATCAAAACCTTATTTGTCAGATGCTCGTTGAAGATAAAGTGCTTCAGCCGCTCATGGATATTGTTGCTAACGTGCAATCAAATCCTGATATGTCATTTAGCGAAGCAAAGTATGCCGTGGTGTCTGCTCGCAAATTTGTTACCGCTTTGGAGAATCGTTTGTATGAGCATTTCAAAGATTAAATTTAAGGCGGCGATGATGTTTCAAAAGCGCGGTTATCAGCCGCCACCGCGCAAACTTTTAACTCGTGATCGATGCGTTTGGATTGCGAAAATGTATGAACTAGAACAGCGGGAGAATAACAGTGAGCGATAAATTTAACGACTTTGTGCGCGGGCAAGCTGATTGCCGCAATGGTGTAGAGCATAAGTCTGGCCAGTCAAAAAGCTATGATGAAGGCTACTCTGCTGAGTATCAGATGGAGCAGGTTATGGCGCACCAGGCTGAGCAAGGCTGTCGATTTGCGAGGACTAAGTTGTGAGCGTTAATAACTTGTCGGCACCACTAAGAATTGATCAGATTGACTTTAGGGTTCAGTCGATTAACGGGGGTGGTTACGCAACGATCCTAGCTTACAAGGACGCTCGAGTTGATCAGCAAAGGCTGGATGATTGTGTTGGGCCTCTCAACTGGAAGAGGTCTCATTTAAACGGGAATCATAATTGCGTTGTTTCTGTTTGGTGCTCTGAAAAAAAAGAATGGGTATCAAAAGAGGATACTGGTACGGAGTCAAACACAGAGGCGGCAAAAGGTCTTGCCAGTGACTCTTTTAAGCGTGCTTGCTTTAACTGGGGTATCGGTAGAGAGCTTTATGATTATCCGTTTATATCTGTGAAGTTGCGAAGCGATGAGTTTCAGCAGCAGGGCCAAGGAAAGCCAAAAGGAACTTGGAAGCTTAAGCCTAATGATTGGATTTGGTTTTCTCAGTTTGAGGGTGGAAAGCTTTCATATCTTGCTGCTAAAGATGCTGGCGGCATTAGATTTCAGTGGGGGAAATATAAAGAGGAAAACAACGTATGACCGCATTATATGAATTAACCAAAGAGCTAAAAGAATGCGAGCAACTTCTAATGGCTGGCGAGCTAACCGAAGAAATGCTTGCTGATACGCTTAACGCTTTGTCGTCAGAGTTTAAATCTAAGGCCGTAAACGTAGGGCTTTTTATTAAGTCTGTCGAACAAATGTCTGAGGCGTGCAAGAACGAACAAGCACGGCTAAAAGAGCGTCAGCAATCGTTCGACAAAAAAGTTGAGCAGATGAAGGCTTACTTGCTTGAGAATTTAATCGCGACTGGCAAAACAAAAATAACCGACCCGTTGATTACCATCTCAACGCGAAAGCCATCAAAAGCCTGTCAGATTGATGACGAAAACAAGGTGCCAGAGCAGTATGTTAAAACCAAAACAGTTACCTCAATCGACAAGCTTACGCTGTTGGCTGACTTGAAAAACGGTGAAGAAATTGAGGGCGTATCGTTAATTGATGGCAAGCAGTCGATAACAATTAAGTAAGGAATCCGCTATGTGCTATGAAGTAGAAATTTATAAAAACGAACAAGGCCAGAAGCGAGCAAAAGTGTTCAGCCATGGTCATGAGATGTTCCGAGATGCAACACCAGCAACCGCTTATAAAACGGTGGAAGGCTGGGAGATGGTGGACGAAAAGAGAGAGGCGTTCAAACGATGAAAGCATTACTGTTAATTCTAGCCGCAACACTGGCGCCAGCTGCCAATGCTAACCAGCCAGAGATTAATGCTATGACTATGTGCAAGGCAGCACAATCAACCGGCTATCTAATGGGCAATTGCCGAGTGCGACGAGCAAGCCAGACAATCGATATGCCGATCTACACGTCAGTAACAGAAGCCACTAAGATGTGTAATCAGATGAGCTTCTACGCTGGAAAGCTCGGACTACGCTTTGACAATGGCTGGTTTATTCGCATCATAAAGCCGATTGATTTAAGCGTCATGGTTGAGTGCGGATTGTAAATTAATTTCAGTATATGAGAGGAATGGCTTATGGAAGACTTAAAGGGGAAGGATATTGTTAACTTTATTGCGGAAGGGGTTAGCACCTACGTCAAAGATCATATCCGAGACAAGATAATTGCTGAAATGGTAGCCGACTTTGAGGCAAGAATATCTGAAGTTGTTGATGATAAGCTGTCTGAAATGGTGTTTGAAAGCTATCACCAAGATAATCAAATCGAAATGAGGAGAGAGCTTTTGCTTTTAATTGAGTGGAGCAAGGGTGAGGCTGAATACAAAAGAAAATATGAAATGAAAAGCGAGATGGTTCCAAAATAGTCTGGACGGTGGCGACATACAGAACCCTTACCCGCTTAACTGCGGGTTTTCGGGTGCAAGAACTTGTAAATATAAAGCCAGAGGATATAACCATGATAGCGCAGGGGTAACGCCCCTAGAGTTGATCGAAGTAAGCCAATACCGATGAAGGTCATAGACTGGAGGTGGTGAGCTACAAGTAACTCCGACAGCCTGCTTTGAGCGGGCTTTGTTGGTATCTGACGGAGGAGATAAGTTATGGGAAAGTTTGGAAATTTATACCTAGACCTAAAAAGCGTTAATGCAATTGAGTTTCACGGAGGATCTTTATCGATAATTATTCACACTGGAGCCTCGGCCATTTATTACACGCCGGAATATAATGATTCTGATAACCCTGGCGAAGATTACGAAACAATCTGCGCAAGACGACATCAAGAGCTTGTTGATGCTGTAATTTCGGCGAAGGCTACTAACAATGAACCATAAACAGCTAGCGGAACTATGCGAAGACAGCTACAGCGGAACACCAGACTTTTCAAAAAACGGCGTCGATGTGTTTATGACACGTCAAGCAGATTGCGTAATATTCGCAATTCGTGGCACTCAATTGAATCTAATCGACCTGCTGCGAAACCTAGTCTGGTGGCCTAGATCATTGGGCGGTATCGATGCTCATGCAGGTTATGCTGATGGCTGGCAGGGGATTGAAGACTGGCTTGATATTGCTAGGCGTGACCTAGGAATTAAAGACCGAATAAAGCCTGTGCTGCTCACCGGACATTCGGCGGGCGGAGCCATCGCTCTAATCGGCGCTGCTGAGTTTTTACGAAAAGGCTGGCCAATAGTCGAATGCGTGACGTTCGGCGCACCACGGACAATCAGCGACGATATGATCAATGATATGGGGTTTATCACGACTCAGTATGTTCACGCTCGCGATCCTATACCGTCATGGCTCGGTCACACTGATTACAGGCACGTTAGAAAAGTGTACGTTGGCGGCTCGGAGTCGTCACCCTGGTGGAAGAAGTCGCTAGATTGCCACGGCATTGATTTGTACAAGAAATTAACAGGAGAAAGAGAATGAGAGTTTATTTTCACAAAGACCCACGAAAGGCAGAGATGGAGCCTTTCTATCTGAAGCGATACAAGGGAAACTTTGGCGAGCTCTACGAAATCAGAAAGAACCAGATGCCAAGAGGATCGGCGTATCGTCGGCTAAATGCTTTAGAGTGGAAAGCGAACTACAAGAAGTTGCAGCAAGCTAATGTTACCGCAAAGCTTTTGCTTGATGAGGTTAGAAATGCAAAAACATCAACCTAAAGGCGGAATGTGCGGGTCTTGCACTAAAGCGCTAAGCAACTGCTCAAGCCTGCACTTTGAATCAATGCCGGTGATAGCCAAGTCCGGTGATACGGTTATTGTTCGGTGCACTGAGCATCGGAAAATAAAAAGCCCCAGTTAAGGGGCCATCTCTCTTTGACGCAATAGCGATATACGCTAGACGACTGGGTGGGGTGCGTCGCCCTTATCCAATCCGGTTTGATTATTATACGCCTAGCCCTTCTTTTTATTCCAGTCGCTAGCCAAGTGACGTCCAACATAGAACCCGATAGCAGCAAGCGCAGGCACACTCATCTGGCTGATGGCGAACGTGATTGATTTAACCTCGCCAAATCCCCATACCTCAAACCACACATTCATAAAGATCATTGCAAGCCAAGAGTAGACCACCGGCAAGCATATCAATCGGCGGCTAATGCTCTGAGTAGTGGATTCGTTAGCGGATATTTGGACGAACTGAAGGTGAAGCTTTTGTAGCTTGGCGTGATAATCTGCTCTTTCCTCATCCGTAAAAACAAGCTTATCAAGCCCGGAGATTCCAGCATCAACAACCTTTTCTACCGATTTAGAGTTACCACTTAGAAATCCCCACACGCTCATGCCACCACCTCGTATTGAGTTTTTAACCTGCCAAACATGTTACGCACCTTGCTGGCCTTAAGCTTCTGTCTTGTGGCAACCGCATCATTGACCGATGGAATGGAAATGTGTACCCAGCTATCGAACTCTTGAATGCACTGGTTAAACCATCGATCACTTTTGTCCACAATAAAGTCAAATAGATGCTGAGGCGATAATCCAGATGCTCGAATATCCGCAGCCAATCCTTGCATATGGTGAGAGTTTTTAGAACCGCCAATTGCCTTGTTTAGCTTTGGGGATCGGTAGCCTGATGAAATAGTGATGGACACATCTCGACCGTGATACTCACTCAACTCATCACGCAGGGATTGAAGCCAGTGAGCCAAAGATACAATACTCTTCAGCTCATAATCAGGCACAGAGTTATCAATGCCTCGGCGTGTCGCCTCTTGCGACGCCTCAAATTCCCATAAGGAGAAGTTTCTGGTTATATCTCCCATTATTTGCTGGCCTTCTCTATTTCAAGTTTGTTCAACTCAATACTAAGCCTAACCTCTTCAATCTGAAGCTTGATAAGCTCTGTGTCCTTTTCGATAGTGAGCATTATGGCAAGCATTATACCCATCGAAATAGTGATGATTACAAACGGGATAGTGTTCTTATCCATATCAAATCAACCTCTGCCGAGTCACCATCTGAATACGATCTTCAGAAGGCGTATAGCGAATAGAGTTACCCTGCTGCTGATGATAAAAGGCGTATTGCTTGGCGTTGTCCTTGGTCCTCTTCTCGCTCTTAGGGTCCTCTGGCTCAATCTCCAGGCCGATCTTCTCCAAGGTCATACCGCTCAGCTCACGAAAGCGCTTTACCAGAAAATGACAGTACCCAAAAACTTCGTATTCCTTCCGCTCAATGTCGCTTAAACGATCTAATTCTATTTTCACTGCTAAAGCCTTTTTTAATGTCTGCGTAAATAATAGTTGATTTAGTAACGCCGGTCTATTACTTTAATTGGTAACAAAGATATATTACCTAAGGGGTGAGCCATGAAAAAGAAAAACGACTTCCTAACAATTGACTATGCGTTCTCAACCAAGCTTAAGAGTAAAAAGGGAATGGCAACCCGTGACGATAGAGTTCATTACCAGCACAGGCCTCAGATTAGCACCGTGGGAGAAGTTCGAGTTATTCAGAGGGGTTAATTAAATAAATGCCCTAAGGAAAATCCCTAGGGCACAATATTCTCTACACAAATGTTCTTGCATCCTCAACCCAAACACCAGCACCTATATGGGTTAAAGTTATATTGTCCCATTGACTTACCGATGTGAAATTACCGGAAAGAAGCAAAAATGCATTGTCTGAAAGGGTGACACCAGCTGCTGCTGCGTAAATCTTAATTGTCGTTCCATCTGGAAATCTATCAGCTGCGGACTGATTTATTCTGGTAATAAGAGCGGCGCCGCTAACAACATACTTATTCCCATCCCTAGACAAAACCATTTGAGATGCAGCCACCCCATCTGTTCCGAAATTATCAGAAAAAACACCCTTCATAACAGCCTTCGACTCATTAAGTCTTGCCGGTTGAGCTATTGGTAAGTGAAACCCGGTAACTGCAATAGGCATTGTAAGCGTAATGCTAATCGGCGATCCTGTTGTATTATTCATAGATAGCCCGACCCTAATGTAGGGAGGAGAATCTGGGGTGTCTTTGATGTGCCCAAGCCAGATAGTGCTACCGTCGCCCGGGTGTGGCTGGCCTGCAGTAATCCCTGCACCCGCATCAGAAAACCATGAGACGGCAGACAGCGGGGATGAGCTACCAATATAGCATCCCATTGTGAAGGAGTTACCACCAAAGAAGGCCGGTGAAAATTGCTGATATATAGTAGATACGGTACCAGCTGGGATGGTTACTGTTAGTGTTTTTGCATTCTCCAAAAATATAGAATCTGATACAGATAGACTTACGCCAACGCCTGTTACAACCCAATCTTCAATAGATGAAGCTGTAACTTTAGAGAAATTTGCATTCTTTATTAAGTTGTCTGTGCTTCTGACAGGTTGTGGGGTTTTTGAGCTATTAAATGTTATGGAGTTTCCGTTGCCTTCATCTATTATAAGCCCCGCCGCACCAAGCCCTCCAATAGAGCAATCTGAAGTTCCCGCACCACAAAAAACAACCGGTACATTTATGTCAACTGAAGGCTGCTGTGTTGCCTCTAATCTTCCGTCAAATACAATATTAGAACTTCCATCAACAAAAATAGATCCCTCAGTGGTTGACGATATTTCAACACTTGTACCTATAAATCTATTGTCGTTTGATATTGCCCCCTCCGACCTAATTCCATTAGTGGCAGTTCCTCCATTTATTGCGCCGCCCTCCCATTGATTTGTGCTGCAAAATGACCCGCTTAAATCCGTGTCAATATGAACACCAATATTGGCAAACCTACTTCTTATATTAAACTTACAATAAGCAATAAACCCGCTATTTGCCGCAAAAAGCTTATGACTTGTTCCCGACTGGAAATTGTGAATCAATATGTTTTCGGCAACCCCTCCGTTAATTTCGTTACCATCTCCATTTATAAACAGCCCAGAAGAGGCCGTAGAGAGCTCATCAAGAATCGCAAAATCCTTAACCCTAAAGCCAGAACCATTTACAGATATTGCATCGCCGACACCACTATAAGAAAACACGGTTGCATCGTTACCGGATGGAGCTAAATTCGGATTGCTACCAACACCTTCACCGAGAAGCGCTTTTGATGCTGGAATATTTATTGTTGATGATATTTTATAGCTCCCAATAGGGGCCGTAACCACACTATTTGCAGCTATTGCCGCAGCTATTGCCGCATCATTATTCAATGCGTCAGATGATGGGAATGCTCCATATTGACGAATAGATAGGCTTCCATTTGTTTGGATTAGCGCAGTATTCCCATTACTTAACTGGTGATCCCCAAATCCATCAACTACCTTCGGAGAATCAACAACATAAAAAGCCTGGCCGCCGTCTCCAATTAAATTGTACCCCTTAGTTACCGCAACAATCCCAACAGACAAATCTGACGCCTTTAAATCGGCAACGCTATCAAAAACATAAATAATTGAGTCTGATGGTATAACTCCATCAGGAAGTTGAGATATTGGGACATTTTCAAACCCTGAAAGGTCTTGCTTCCAGCGAATAAATTGCCCAGCAATAGGCGGCTCTGAAGTTAATCCAGAGGTTCCCTGTGAGGCCTGGCCAAATACAACAGCCTTTCTTGCAAGCTCTAAAACCTGCTTAATCTGTGCGACCTGCCTATCATTGTCATTATTAACAGTAACCGGAAGAAAATCACCGTTCTGCTGGTAGTCAACTGTTCGGTCATAAGGTATTCCAGAAACAATACTTACTGCATCTCCAGCAGACAGAGGAGTATTGAAAGTAATAAAGCCTCCACCCTCATCGCCAACCGTTGCCGGATCAACAACATAATCAGTGGTCAAGTCGGCGCTATCGTCTGGAGACTGGCCGAAAGGCGTCACATAAACATCTAGCTCATCTCCGCTGAATATCTTAAATGTGTAATTAAATACCACTTGTCCAGCAGTTGCTGTGTACTCGTCGCGGCTTGGATTGTTTGTAATTGTCATTTGACCCCCGAAAATTCATTAATGCCGCCTTCGATCTTATCAAAAGCCTGCCTCATAATTGATAGATTTTGCATTG